TTAGTCAGTCCTTTGTATAAAGGTCCTGCATCACTTGTGAAAGAAAAAGGAATTACGGATGCTCCAGGGCAAGTTATTGCTGAAACGGATGATGGCAGAGGTATTTCAACAGTTTATGAAGTACCACCGGATGTTCTTAAATTGAAACAAAACAATGATGAATTAAAACAAACAATTAAAGAACATTTCTACAATGATTTATTTGCAGTAATTCTGAATACGGCTGAACGTGGAAGAACCGCAACAGAAGTAAACGAAATTAAGGAAGAAAAGATGGTTCTTCTTTCTCCACTACTTGACCAAGTGCATAAAGGACTTAGGTCTATACTTGATTGGATTTTCTTTGAAACTGTTGAAACAGGTATTATGGCTGAACCGCCGGAAGAAATTCAAGCCGAAGAAATGGAAACAGAATTTGTATCAGCACTTGCACTTGCTCAAAAGGTTAAAAATATTTCAGGTATTGAAAGATTTACAACTTTTGTCACTAACCTTTCACAAGCTTGTGACCCAACACTTGTGAAGAAAATCAACGCTGACATGGTTGTGGACAAGTATGTTGAGATTGCAAATGTAAATCCTGAACTTGTTGTTCCAACAGATGAAGTAAACAAGTATCGTGAGCAATTGCAACAACAGCAACAGCAAGCTCAACAAATGCAACAGGTAAAAGAAGGTACCGAAATGATTAAAAATATGGGTGGTATCGACTCTATCGGTGGAGATTTGGCAACACGTTTAGGTGTTGGATAAGTTTAAAAGCCTAAGGGGGCAGGCTTTTTCTCTCCTTTCTTAATCTGACTTACGCCCCCATTATTTAGAGAGGAAATTATGACCGAAGATGAATTAAGAAATCTCCGTAATGTCCTCAACAGTGATTTTGGAAAAGATACTATTTTCTTTATCCTCAAAAATCTTGGAGCATTTGAAAATGGTATAAATCGCTCATCTACTAGTAAAGAAGATTATCTGATTTTGGGCAAAAGGGAGAAAGGCAGATGGTTACTTGATTGTGTATATCAAGCTAACCACGAAGTGTATTTAGAAATGTTGGCACGCAGTAAGCGTGAGTAAGAGAAAAGGAGTAAACAATGACTGAAAATTCAGAACAAGGTAACAATGTACAAAATATCAACGCAGGACTTGATACAGATTTGGAACAAGAAAATCTGCAAGATAACCAACTTGATGATGGCAATAATGAAGGTGCTCAAGAAGGTGCACAACAAGAAGAAAATCAAAGTGAACAAGAGCAGGGCAAACCAAAAGAACAAGATAAACAAACAGATAAAAAATCTGATGATATCTATGGAGCACCTGAAACGTTTGATTATTCGGAAGTTCAATTGCCTGATGGTATGCAACTTGATGAAGAACTTTTGAAAGAGTTTGAACCTGTTGCAAAGAAATTAAATTTATCAAATAAGTCAGCAAATGAATTAATGTCGCTTGCAGTTAAGTTATCAGAAAAAAATGTTTCAAAATTTTCTGAATACGCACAAGAGTTAAAACAAGCAAAAATAAATTCTTATTATGAATTGCTGAATAACGACAAAGAACTAAATGCAAACAATGAGGCTCAATACAATCAATATCTTGATGTTGCAATTAAAGGTTTAAAAGCAGTTTCAACAGAAGGATTTAGGGAATTGTTAAAGTCGGAAGGTTTAACACACCATCCTGAATTTATTAAAACTTTTCACAAAATCGGTGAACTTTGTGTAGCGGACAAAATCCCTGATGCACCATATCCTACAGGTCAAACAGAGATTGATACCGCAGATATTTTATACGGTCAAAAATAGGCGAATTGGATTGCCGAGTGTGCAGTATTCGCACACTAATCTTGCATAGTGCAAGCGAAAAGCTAGAGCAAAAATCCAAACAGTATTACTCAATAAAAAGGAGAAGAGAAAATGGCAACAAAAGGCAACACATTTCCTACGCTAAAAGATTATTATTCACAATTAGACGGCAAGGGAAATATCACTAGTACAATTATTGATTTGTTCGTGAAAACAAACCCAATGCTTGAGGATGCAGTAACCATTGAATGTAATGATGGTTCAACTCACAGAACTACCGTTCGTAATGGTTTGCCTGAACCTGAATTTAGAAAATTTTATCAAGGTGTACCTTGCACAAAAGGTGATTATACACCGATTAAAGAATCAACTGCGATGCTAGAAGATTTTTCAGAAGTTGATAAAAAATTGGCTCAATTGAATGGTAATACAAATCAATTCAGATTGAATGAGGCTGACGCACATATTCAAGGTATGAATAACAAAGTCCAAGAAAATATCATCTACGGTAACAAAGGAACTAATGCAGCTGCATTTGATGGTTTAGCAACAAGATATAATAAAATCTCAACTAAAAAAGATACTATCGGTTATCAGGTTTTGGATGCCGGTGGTACAGGTGACACTAATACGTCAATTTGGTTTGTTGGTTGGGGTGAAAAAGGTGTACACCTTATTTATCCGAAAGGCTCAAAAGCAGGTTTACAACATGAAGATTTGGGAGAAGAACCTGCGTATGATGCAGAAGGTAATCAATACCGTGTATTAAAAGACCATTTCTCATGGGATATCGGTATGTGTTTGAGAAACTACAAAACTTGTGCACGTATTGCAAATATCGACGTATCAAAATTAGATACAGATGAGGCTCCTGATTTAATCAATTTGATGGTAAAAGCTTATCACAGAGAAAAAAGACATGCAAAATTGGCAGGTGTAAAACAGGTTATTTATGTAAATGAAACAATTGAAACTTATTTACACTTGCAAGCAATGGAAAAGAAAAATGTCCGCTTGACTCTTGATAACGTTGCAGGTGAACCGGTATTAAAATTCTTAGGTATTCCTGTTAAATGCTGTGATGCAATTCTTGATACCGAGGATGTTGTTCAAGCTGCTGCATAGTTTATGCTGATGGCAAAAATTTTAGATTCAATTAGGGGAGATTCCCTAATTGAATCTGCAAAAAATAATGTGTGTTACGTAAAAATGAAAGGAAATAAAAATGTTATTAGATAATGAAACCCTATTTTCCGATAACCAAAAAATTACAGCTGCTGCAAATTCCACCAATGTTGTTAAGATGGCAAGCACAGAACACGGAATGACAGAAGTTGCATTCGGTGACCCTATTCCATTATTGATTCAGGTTGTTGAAGATTTTGCAGGAGCAACTGCTTTGAAAGTAGAAGTACAAACATCTGCGACGGAAGATTTTGCATCTCCTGTTACTCTTGTTACTGCAGAGGAAACTGATGCAACAAAACTTAAAGCCGGTTACAAGTTCCCTATTATCAGTGTTCCAAAAGGTAATAAAGGATATATGAGATTAAAATATACTCCGACAGGAACAGTAACAGCAGGTGCGATTACTGCAGGTGTTGTTGCAGGATATGATAATTCTTATCACGATATGTAGTTTGTAGCAAAACGGATAGTCTAAACAGGCTATCCGCTTTTGAAATGGTTAAGTTATGACAAAAGAAAAGAAATACGAAACAAAGTTATCAAAAACAGATGAAAAAGATTTCGAGGATTGGTTTAAAAATTCTAAAGATAATGGGATAATCCATCCGCAAGATAACGGTGATGATTATGATTTTAGAGGATTTTGGAAAGACAATATTAAAAATAATGATGGCGATTCTGAATATTCTCAAGAGACTCATTTCCCTGACACTTACAAAAAACCAAATCACGAAACTTTCAGTGTAGAAAGCAAATATGCAAAAGGCGATATGAAAAAATATGCAGGGAGTTGGGATGGCGATAATTACATTCCACCAAAGAAAAAATACAAAGATAGAGCTGCTGCAGATGTGCTATATGGATAAAAAAGGAAAACAAAATGTCAGATGAAGTAAAAGCAGAAAAAGAGAAAAAAGAATTTGGAAAATTTGACCGTTGGGAAATTGAATCGGCTGTAAGAACAATCATTGAGGCTGAACAAATTAAACTCGACAAAGAAAAAATGAAATACGTCTTGCCTATGCTTGAAGAACAAAAGACAGCATTAGATAAAGCCTCAAGTGCAGCGGAAGTTCTTTACGGTAAGAAAGAATCTGAAAGCAAGTAGTAACAACTAAAAATAAGGAAAATATTGAAATGAAAATTTTATGTAAAATAAGAGCTTTTTCAAAAGGAAGAATTATTAAACCGGGAACTATCCTTGAAATGGATGAATGTCCATCATGGGGAAAAGTTATTGATGATGGAGATAAATGTGAAACAGTAGTTGAGCAAAAAGAAACAACTATTGTTGCAGATGATTCAACTGCAGAAAATAATGAACTAGTTCCTGATGCTGATAACGCTACTGACGTTAATGAAAATCAAGATGAAGATGTTGAAAAAACTCCGGAAGAACTTGAACAAAAACTGGATGAACTTTTAACAAAAGGTTTGGATTTGGGAATTATGATTGATGGTTTGGAAAAACTAACTATTAAAGAACAAATTGAAAAACTTGAAACTGAAATCAACAAGAAATCAGAAGGTGCTCAATAATGTGTGATTTAGGGATTAGCGCAATTGTTGCATCCGTTGTTGCTACTGCAATGAGTACAACAATGGGCGTTGTTTCCAGTGTTCAATCAGGAAAAGCGCAAAAAGCTCAATATGAATATCAAGCGGCAGTCGATAGAAAAAATGCTCAAATTGCTCAATCAAATGCTGATATGAAAAGGCAAGAAGGTATTGAAGAGGCTAGAACTCAACGTATAAAGACTCTTCAAGCTGTTGGCTCGCAACAAGCGGCTATGGCTGCAAACGGATTTGATGCAACATCAGGCACTAACCTTGACATCATTGAAGATACATCAGCGCAAGGGGAATTGGATGCGTTGACAAAACAATACAACAAAGAGACGGAAGCTTTGTCGTATGAAACATCTGCAAATAATTATTCTAATCAAGCAAACCTTGATTCTATGGCAGGACAAAATGCCTACAAAACAGGAATGTTAAATGCCGTTGGTACAGGTTTTAAAGGTCTTGGACAAATGGCTACTTCCGTATCTGACAAATGGTACAGTGGAAATTCTATCGGAAATTTAAAATATTCTTATCCGAATACCAAAAAGCTTTCCGGTGGGATTAAAGGCGACAACGTAACTTTCGCTTAATAAGGATTTAAGATGTATACAAAAACAAAAATATTCAATCTTGCATTGGCTAATCTTGGTGTGTCTGCAATTATTCAAAATTCAGATGAAGAATCTCCGCAAGCAATATTGTTAGATAACTATTATGAGACTGCAAGAGATACGGTGTTAGAGGCTCACGAGTGGAGTTTTGCTTGTGCGTACAAAGAGCTATCATCTTCTTTTGAAAAATCTCCTGATGGGAATTTTTTGTACTCATACGCATATCCGAATGATTGTATTGCACCACGTGCAATTATTGACAAAGCGGATAACAAAGAAAAGAAGTTTGTCACCGTTATTGACTCTACAGGTGCAAAAGTCATTTTGACAAATTCTACACCTTGTGTTTTGCGATACACAAAACGCGTGACAAATGAATCATTCTTTACTCCAGCATTTGTTAATGCTTTGGCATTCTTTCTTGCGTATCAAACAGCGCAAGTTATTACAGGGTCTGCTAATAAAAAGAATACAAATTTTCAAGATTATCAACTTGCTATCAGGCAAGCTATTGTCACTGATGCGAGAAAAATTGAAATTCATGATGAGGATGATACAGACTATACCGATTGCAGATAGTTTGTAATTTTGTGACTTACACACAATGAGGGGATTATGGGAACAAGGATTACGCAATCATCATTTACACGTGGTGAGATTTCGCCACGTCTTGATGCGCGAACACAACTTGAACAATATGCAATTGCATTAAAAACTGCAAGAAATGCAATTATCCATCAGGAAGGCGGTATCTCAAACCGTATGGGGTTGGAGTATTGTGGAATTGCAAAAGATTCAGAAAAACCTACACGTTTGATGAAGTTTGTTTTTAATTCGGAACAAACATACATGTTAGAGTTTGGGGATAAATATGTCAGGTTTATTAAAGATGGCGGATATATTATTGATGAGTCTAACAATATTGTTGAAATTGAAACTCCATACAAAGCAGAGGATTTGCAATATATCAAACGTTCTCAGGCAGGCGATTTTTTAACCTTGACACATCCTAATTACCCTGCAAAGAATTTGGTAAGAAATTCTCATTACAGTTGGACTTTGAAAGATATTGTATTTGAGCCGACAATAAAAGCTCCTACAAATGTAAAAGCAACTTGGGCAGGTACTACAGATAAAACAACAAGAACCTATCAATATCTTGTAACTGCTGTAAATGGTGATAACAACGAGGAAAGCAAACGTTCAAATATTGCATCTGTTCTTGCTCACCGTGAGGCAAACTGGTTGACTACAGAATATATGACAATTACTTGGTCTGCTGTTGCCGGTGCAACGGAATACAATGTTTATCGTAGTGTAAATGGAATATTTGGTTATATTGGAACGGCAGAGGGTACAACTTTTACGGATGATAATATTGAACCGGACTTGACTTCATCTGCTCCAATTACAAGAAATCCGTTTGCAAATAATAACAATCCGTCAAACTCTTGTTATTATCAGCAACGCAAAATGTATTCTAATTCAAATGAAAATCCACAAACCTTATGGACTTCTCAAACAGCAGCAATAAATAACTTCAATGTTTCTCGACCACTGGTTGCAACGGATGCAGTGACATTGAATATGGATGATAGAGAAGTAAACGAAATCCGACATCTTGTTCCAATGAAAGATTTGATTGTTTTGACATCAAATTCAGAATGGAAAGTCAACGGAACAGATGGAGTCTTTCAAGCAAATCCGACTCCTGCTGCAGTAATTCAATCTTGTTACGGTTCATCACATGTTGAGCCGATTGTTTCAGGTTCAATGGTAATTTTTGTTCAGGCAGGCGGTTCCGTTATTCGTGACCTAGGATATGATTACCTGTCAGAAGGTTATGATGGGGATGAGCTATCTTTATTTTCAAATCACTTGTTTGAAGGTAAAGAAATTAAATACATTGCTTATGCCAAAGAACCTTACAGGCTTGTTTTTGTTGTATTTACTGATGGCACTTGTGCTGTTATGACATACAACAAAAAACAAAAACTTTGCGGTTGGACGCAATGGGTAACAGATGGTTTGTTTGAATCTGTTGACGTTGTTCGTGAAGGTTTAGAAGATGTTGCATATTTTGTTATCAAAAGAATCATTGATGGCAAAGTTGTAAAATTTATCGAACGTACACGTACAAGAGTTATCGAAGATGCTACAAAAGCTTTTCTTGTTGATTGTGGATTAGCTGCAGAATTTGAAACTCCGGTAACAAAGATTTCAGGACTTGACCATTTGGAAGGCAAAACCGTTATTGCAAATGTCAACGGTGGTATTGTTACAGGCAAAGTTGTTAAAGATGGTTCTATAACATTAGATAAACCTGCAAAAACAATTGTTGTCGGATTACCTTATGAATTTGAAGTCGAAACTTTAAATATCGAGGGTGAAAATACTCAAGGATTAAAGAAACAAATAAATTATATTAGCGTTAAATGTTATAAATCAAGGGAAGATTTCTTGTTCTGTGGTGATACTCGGAATTTTAGGCATAAAAGATGTACTGATTCAATAAATCATTCAGGACATTTATATTCAAAGGATTTAGATTCTACTGTATTAAAAGATCCTGTTCCTAATGCGACGGTGAAAATAAAACAAGATTATCCTTTACCGCTAACGATATTATCAATATCTGCTACGGTTAATGTTGCTGACAATGAAAATAATTAATGAATAACGAAAAAGAAGAGGTAGAAAATGGCTGAAAATTATTTTGAATTAGTAGGACGAATTGGTTGGATGGATTATAAACCAACAGAAAAAGGTTTTATTACAAAGGTTTGTCTTGGTGTAAAAAAGAACAAAGAAGAATATTTGAATTTCTTTATTACATTTTTGAATTCAATCAATACCAAAAATCCTATTGCAGAAAATTTGTCAGATAGTCACAAAGTTGGTGATTATATTAGAGTTAAAGGAATTTTGAATATTGACAAATTTACTCCGAAAAATTCTGATAAGGCAGTTGAAAACATTTCTCTTATCGGAAAGTCTTTTAATGCAGTAAAATTTGATTCTTTTGAAAAGAGATTTGTTGATGTATAGAAAATCAAAAAATAAAAAAGATGTTCTATATATTTTGAATCATCTGCGCTCAGAAGATTTGGAAGAGGTCAAAGCCATCCATGGTGAAAAATGGAAATCAAAAGTCTACAAAGACATTATGAAAACTGAATTTGATGTCTTGATGGGAATCAATGAAAATGGTGACATACCAGTTTGTATGGGCGGAGTTTGGCATCTTGAAAAAGATGAGCAGGGTGTCGGTGTTGTTTGGATGCTTTGCACAGATGATATTGTTAATCACAAAATTTGCCTTCTAAGGGAACTAAAAAAAGAGTTTAAAAAATATGATGAAAATTTTTGGTTTCTCTATAACTTTATCTATTGCAAAAATTATTTTGCGAAAAATTGGTTAAAGTGGATGGGTTTCAAGTTTGATAAGCCTCATCCGGAACAACTAAAAATAAATAAAAATTTTGAGTTCTTTTATCGAATCCGAGAAAGAAGAGGGTTAGAGATATGAGCAAAGTTGTTGAGTTTAAAACTAGAAGTAAACAACTGGCTGAATGGTTTGACGAGGTCGTAAGCCGAAACGGATTGCTCGAGCAAAATGTAAAATCCGCGATATTGCTTTGGGAGACAAAATCAAAAGATAATCTTTCAACTTGTATGCACGCAAGATTTAATTGCGATACAGATAATTTTGAATGGTTCAAAAAATGTATGGAAGAGCAAAGTTTTAAAAACAAAGTTGCAGATTATCTTAGAGAAAATATAAACGAGTTTATTGAATATATAAATTAGGGAGAAGGAAATGCCTACAATTCCACAATACAATAGCAATGTTAGTCCTGATGGTAAAGCATTGCCTACAGTTCATTATAATATAACGCCTGAAATGACAGGTGAGGCTCAAGCAAAAGCATTGGGTAATTCTGCCGACGGTTTGCAAAATATTGCTGTTGCACTGAATCAAATCAATGATTTGAGAGACAAAACAAAAGTTGCTCAATTCAATAATGATGTGGAAAAGTGGAAACAATCAACACTACTTGATAAAGAAAACGGCTACTATACAAAACTTGGACAAGATGCATCAGGTAAGTCAGAAGATATTATGAAAGGTTATGATGATTTCGTTCAGAATTGGATTGATACAAACCATGTATCTAAAAAGTCACTAAACGATATTAATTCTATTTCAACCTCAAAAAGAACAAATATTTTGTCCGGTGTTACAAGTCATGATTTAGAACAAACAAATAAATGGGCTGAAACAGAAGGAAAGCTTGGTGTAGAAAATGCAATTACAAGTGCTGTTTCAGAAAGAAATAATCCTGAAAATATTAAAAAGCAAGTTGCAAATGTTGTGCAAATTTCACTTAATCAAGCAGGCTTACAAAAACTCGATGCTCAATCAACACAAGATTTGATAAAAGCAAACAAATCAACTCTATATGCATCTGTCTTGGATGCAAAAATTCAAGAGGGGGATTTGTCAGCTAAAGAATTTTTTAACAAATACAAAGATGATATTGACCCAAAATATCATGCAAAATATATCGGTGCGATTAAAAATGAAGAGGATAAATATAAGGCTCGTGATATGGCAAAAAATATTATTGCCAGTGCGAAAAGCGAACAAGATGCAATTACAAAAGCTGAGGCTATCAAGGATGTAAATATGTCTGATTCTGTTCTATCAAGAGTTAAACAACATTATTCGCAAGAGGAACATTTCAAAAATCAAGCACAAGAGCAGGCTTTGAATAGTTTTTATACTAAAGCTGTTGCAGCTGCACAAAATGGAACGGCATTATCTTATGATGATATTCCTGACAGTTTAGACCCTGATGTGAAATTGTCATTGATGAACTATGTGAACACCAAAGGTCAACCGGAAACCGATAACCAAATTTGGGAATCATTATATGATATGTCTGTAAATAATGCTCAAGGATTTGCAAAAGAGGATTTGAACAAATACAGAGGTTTTTTATCTGATGGAGAGTTCAAACAATTTACAAAACGTCAAGAAGAAATCAAGTCAGGTAGTTATTATACAAAATTTAAAGATGATGATAAGATGATAAATTCCGCTTTGAAGTCTATTGGCTTAGGTTCAAATTCAGCATTACCATTTAAAGGTCATAATAAAGATATTGCATATTCTGAAATTCGAGCAATGACACGTGAATTTGAAGCACGCAAGGGTAGAAAAATTACAGATAATGAATTGCAAAATATTATCAATTCTCTTGGGTATAAAGGTTCAGATGGTTCAAAATTATATAAACAAATGGAACAAGGGATGAGGGAAAAGACAGGCTTTGTTCGTGATGTAATTAATGATTTTTCTTATTATCAATCAAAGCACAACGGAGAAATGCCGTCTGATGCCGAAAAATATAAAATTATTCAAAATCGACTAACACAAAAAGTACAAGAGAAAAAAACTCAAGCTCAGCAAAACGTAAATAATTTTTCTTATAATGCTTCTACAATGAGAAATATTGCATATACTAAAGCGAAACCGCATGAGCAAAAAGTTTTGACTTATTTTGCAGATAATCAAATACCGACAATTTCTAAACAATTAGGAGTAAGATTGACAGTTACGTCAAGGTATAGAAAGCAAGCCGGTTCACATCATTCAGAAGGTAGAGCCGCAGATGTTTCAATGTCAGAACTTTCAGTAAGAAATAGAATAAGAGTTTATGAAAAATTGTTGACATTACCTAATGTTCAGGCAATTGGTACTTCTGACCCTAATATCTTATCTCATTTTGCCGGAAATAGAAAAATTGTTGATGAAAGAAAATACGATAGGCAACATGGTACAAATCACATCAACCACGCTCACGTTACTTTAATCAATGCAAACCCTGCAACTCCGCAGAGAATATCAAGTAAGAATGGCTACAATTTTTAAGAAGGAAAAATAATGACAGTACATATCTCACAAGATGAAATGAATATATTGAACTTAAATGGCATTTCAGTTGAAGATGCAAAAGCAAATGTTGATTATTTGCGCGCAACAGGTTTAAATGATGATGAAATACGTAATCAGTTTTCTGACACTATAGAAGAATTACGACCACTAACTAAGCAAAGTTCAAATGATGCTGGGAATATTCAAACTTGGAAAGATAAAGGACCAATTACTCCGTTTGAGGAAGGGAAAAGAAAATCTGTAAAATTTGATGGTACATATTCAAATATTGACGAAAATGCAAATCTTTCAAATTTTGATAAAGCTTTAAAAAATAGTAAACGGAATCAAGAAGTTGAGAAAAATATTTCTGATATTGAACAGAAAAAATCTGAAAGAAACAAAAGAGTGAATGAGGGCACAGGGTCTCTATTAGATAGGGTAGGTGCTTTTATTGACAGAGTAGGAGAAGGACAAGCAAAAGCAGCTATGGATAGCCCTGATGATTTGAGTATTCAAATGTCAGGTATAAATAATTCTAGCAAAATTGATAAATCTCAAAAGATAGGTTTTCAAGAATCTCTTGCAAATAGTTACGCATCAGGTGCGTGGATTCCGTTTGCCGGTGGTTGGATTACAGGTTCAGAGGATAAAAAACAAAGAGATATTATTGAACGTATCAGAAAAGGTGAAGCAATAAGACCTGATGAATTAGGTTACATTAATCATAAAATCCAACAAAAACAAGAGGAGAATGTCAGAGGATATTCTCTTGGTGGTAATATTGCAAAAGATTTTCTTCCTTCACTTATCAGATTTGGTACTGAAATGGGTGTAGGCGGATGGGCTTTGAAAGGTTTAGGCTTAGGAGTAAAAGCCACAGAGGGTGCAAGTCTTGGTCAAAAAGCTTTGGCAGGTTTAGGCGATATGGTTCAAACAGGTGTTGTTAATACCGCACTACCTACAGGGTGGAACAATATCAACGAAATTTATCAAAGCAGAATGTTAGATAATACTTTTAAATTGACTGATAAAGGTGAAAGTATTTTTCAACAATCAGAAGAAAAACCTTCAACTGCTTTTTATAAATCAATCGGACAAACATTTATTATGTTTGCATCAGAGGCATCAGGTGAATTGTTGAAACTTCCGATTCAAGGAGCAGGTGCAGCTGCAAGTAAATATATAGGTTCTCCAATTGCTAAATATTTGGCATCAAATAAACAATTGGTTAATCTATACAAAAAATCTGTTCCGACATTTTCTAAACTTTATGAAAAAATTAATAAGTTACCAATAAAAGGTGAGAATGTAGACTGGTTAAAATCTAAAGTCAGATATGATGGGTTTCTTGAAGAACTTGGAGAAGAGGTTGTTGAAGATGTATTGAATTTGACAATCGGAACTGATAATCAAGAAAGAAGTCTTGAAAATTATGCAAAAGCTATTTTTAAATCACCTGATGAGTGGGCTGTTCTTGCCGGAGCAATAGCATTGCAAGGCGGAACTTTATCTGCAGCATCTCATATTCTTGGTAATCACATGGAAAGAAACGGTGCGACAGATGATGAAATTGTTGAAACTTTAAACAATTTATCTGAATACGATAAAGAAAAAGCCGTTGAAAATTTAATCCAAAATGGCGAAATCAATATCGATTCAACTACAGAAGAACGAATTGAAAACAATATCAATAACTTAACTGCAAGTTTATTAGATACAGGTAAATATTCAAATCGAGAGCAGGCTGAAAAGGTTGCAAGGCTCGGTGTTAATATGCTTGGTTCTATTGCTGATAAAACCGGTATTGATATTGAAGAGTTAATCAATGAAGATATGCCAAATATCGAACAAGACAACGAGGCAACTTATGTTGATGATAACGGGATTATTCATTCAGGAGTAAGCTACAACGAGCAAGAACAAACATTAAATGACAGATACAATGATTTGGTGAATAAATTGAATAATCTTCCTGATGATTATTCAGATGAAGAACATCTAAATAAAATGATAACAGAAACTGATTTGTTAGAAAAAATTCAATCAGGGGAAAAGTTATCGCTTGATGATATGGAATCAGTTAATGATTTGATTGAAGAGTATGAAACTAACGGTAATAACAATTTAGCAAATCAATTACGTCAAAAGTTAGATAATACTAATGTTGATTTTGGTAATACTGTTGTAACTCAAAGAGCTGTTAATAATGATAATCCAGTTGTTGTGCAACGTGGGAAAAATGAAACTCAACATTTCCAACGCGCAACAACAGCAGGAGCAACAACAAAAGAAGAAAAATTAAATGCTATCAAAGAATGGAAAGAAAAAGGAACAGATAGTAAATATTTTAAAAAGTGGTTTGGGGATAGTAAGGTTGTTGATGAGAATGGTAAGCCATTGGTGGTTTATCATGGTTCACCATCTCACGATATTACTATATTTGATAGTGGTAAAAGTTTGTATGGTGAGATTTCAAAAGATTTTAATTTCTTTACTAATAAAAAATCTGCTTATCAAAATTCAGCAAAAGATTATGCTGAATTTGCAGGAACAGATGGTTTTAGGAGAAATGGAAAAGTATATGAAACATATTTAAAAATACAAAAGCCGTTACACATTAAATACACAAGCAACGCAATGACTTTGTATAATGGTGGCAAACAATATGCAACACCTGTTGAGTATTATGATACCAATTATAAGGAAATAAAAGAAAAATATAATAATGGTGATTATGATGGTATTATAATCGAAAATACCGATAAAAATAATGATGATAGCATTATTTATTTAGTGTCTAATCCGGAACAAATAAAATCAGTTGATAACAAAGGAACGTTTGATGAAAACAATCCTAATATTTATTTTCAACGTGTAACAAATAACAATAACAATGTTGTTGATTTGACAAATGATTTTGAAAAGGCTCCGTCTATTGATGAAGTAAAAGCATACATCAATGAAATTGTTGAAAATGGAACAAAGTTTGCAACATTATCTCCGAATTGGTTTGTGGATATTAAAGGTGGTGCAAAGAAAAAAGCACACATTATAAAATCAAGTGATTTTTCAAAAATGAATAAATCTCAAAAAAACAGGCATAATAAATATATTATGTCTTTAGAAAAGTTGCTTGCAAATGCAGAATATGCAGGAGAAAAAGAAAATACAAAAAAAGACAAAAAGCCTAATGTTGAAAAATATCACTATTTTAAAACTGATGTAAAAATAGGAAATAAAATATATCAGTTAATTTTTGATACAGAGGAATATAAAAATAGTCCTCAGATTGCCCAACACGATAACCGTGTCTTAAATCCACAATCTGAGGACAATAATATTATAAACGATAACGTTAAAAAATTCAATGGTGATACTGAAAATAGTAAATCCTCATTGAGTGCCAACGTTTTAAGGTCGGTTAAAAATCTCAATGAGGATACTAACAGTATAAACGATAACGCAGAAAATATCAACCCTAAAACTGTACATCTTTATAACATCAAGGAAATTAAAAATCCTAAGATGTATTTTCAATCTGCTTATCATGGCTCACCTCATAAGTTTGATGAATTTTCACTTGATGCTATAGGTACAGGTGAAGGTGCTCAAGCTCATGGTTGGGGATTGTATTTTGCTGCCAATAAAGAAATCTCTCATGGGTATATGGAAAGATTGTCAGAAGGGGAATGGAGATATAAAGGAAAAAGATTAGCAGGTGGAGAAATCTTTTTTTATAAAAGTATAAAAGAAGATAAACAGGGCACAATAAATTTAATTCAAAATAGAATAGATAAAACGCAAGCCAAACTTAAAAATAAACAAAAAGAATTAAAAGAAACAAAATCTCCTATATTTTCAGATTCTTATAAGGATGAAATTAAATCTCTTAAAACTGAAATAGAGTATCAAAAAAATAACCTTAAAAAAATCAAAAGTATTGATGTGTCGAAAATAGAGTTTAAGACAGAAGGGCAATTGTTTGAGGTTGATGTACCTGAAAATGATGAAATGCTTGATGAGGATAAAACAATATCTGAACAATCTAAAAAAGTGTTAGAAGGTTTAAAAAAATTATGTTATGAAGAAGGTTTTAATTACTTAAAAGTTGTTAGTGGTTTTGATAAAGAAATGAAGTCACAAACTGGGAAACAAATATATAATAACCTTCGCAATTATATTCAATGGAAAGCAGAAGAAAATGGAAATAAAATAAGTGATAATAATTCTGCAAAAGAAGCCAGTATAATGCTTAATAATTATGGTATAAAAGGTATAACTTATGACGGACAACAAGACGGCAGATGCTATGTTGTATTTGATGACAAGGCTGTTCAAGTTTTGAAAAAATATTATCAAAAACAACGCAAGATGTTTATTGATAATGACAGGGCTGATGAGATTGCAAACAGACTGGTTCAGGTTAAAGGGTCATTCATTCCTGCTGAAAACTTAGTAAAATTATTCAAAGATGCTGATGAATCAACTATTGTTCATGAGTTCGCTCACTGGTGGTTAGAAAAACTGGTTAAACATTCAGAGGGCAATGAAGAACTACAGGAAGATTTGAAAGAAATCAGAAAGTTTGTAAAAAATAACGGTGAAGAATTTACGGACGAACAGCACGAAAGATTTGCTCGTGGATTTGAAGCCTATATGCGTACCGGTTCAGCGAAAACAAACAGGCTAAAAAAGTTGTTTGAAGATTTTAAAAATGCTTTACTATCTTTATATGACAGTATCAAAAGTCTTGGATTTGAAGAATCTGAAATCCCTGAAATTAACAATCTGTTTGACAGGTTATTAACAACTGAAAATCAAAGAATACAAGCTGCGGTATTTGACCGTTGTAATACAATTCAATCTCAAATTGAAGAAATAAGAACTAATCAAGAAAAGGAATTATCTGAAATTGATGAGATTGAAAAGAATAACCTTGAACGTAGTTTGCAAGATACACGTAAAAAACAACAAGTTGAAGAATATCTAAATCTTGCAGATAAAGCCTCAAGCCGTGTTCCAAAATCTGTAAAAGAATATTCAAAAAGATGCAGACAAGCGTGCTATGAAATTCTATCTGCAGCATTAAATCACAAATACTCAATCAAGTATTTACAAATGACACTTGCTCAAAATAACACTAAAGCAGAAAATCTAAGACAGGAATTGTCTGAGGTTGATGATGATATCACTGCATTAGGCGGTATGCAATCAAACTGGTATGAGTTCTTTAGTGATACCGGAGTCAATTATGATACTGATGAAACTGACGGTGATGCAAGACTTGTTGAACAGGCTCTTGATAGAATTGACAGTAATAATTTCACTCCGCCTGAAACTTATCCAGGGGAAGAAATCATTGGTAAATTTATGGGGGCATTTGATTATCTTTCAGGAAAAGTTTTGTCTTTGCGTGGAGCAAATAAAGATGCTGCCTTTGAGGCACTGTCTGAATTATTTAGCGGTAGAAAATTCGGTAACTTGATTGAATTAAATAGATTACCGCAAGATGTAATGAATGAAATTTCTGTCAGAATGGATGAAATTTCAAAGACTTATATTGAGCAAAAAACAAATGAGAAAAACAAATATGCAATTCCAAACGTTTCATTAAGTACACAACTAAGAACTTATGTTTCGCATAAATTGCACGAAACAAAATCTTATGACCCTATTGAGAAAAAATATGTCAGATTATCTTCTGTTAATAAAATGTTCTCACTCCTTCCGCTTGTAAATAATTCTTTGACCGCAAAAGAAGTTGTTAGGACAATTAATGCTCATGCAATTAAACAGTTGGAAAACAGACAAAAATATATCTTGCATAAAGAAATTCAAAAGCAGGTTAAAATTAATTCTAAGCTAATTAAAGTCGGAGCATTGAAACAAGGGAAATTTGACTGGAAAACAAATACAGTTTTTGCTGAACTTCAACAGATGAACAGGCTCAAAAAAGATGAGGCAAGAGCGGAATATTTACGATTGATTGATGCTGATTCTGCAGTTATTGGAGAGGAACGAGACAATATCAATCAAGATGCGACAAGTGACATTAAAGCTCCGACAGATTTTCAAGGAATATTGAAGGTTAAGTTTTTGGAATACAAAAGCAATGACCCTAAGAATTTGAACTTGTCTGCAACTCGTTCATTGTTAGAAGATATTTTACAATTGAAGTTCGAAGGCAGACGAGCAAAAAGTGAACAAGATTTGAAAAAAGCACTTACAAGATATGATTACAAAAATAATCTTATCGAAATTATGGATAAACACCGTGATAATAAAGTTGCCAAATATCTTGCACGTTGGACCGCAGGTGATACAATTTGGACATCAGAAGGAACACTTGCCAACTGGGAATCACTTTTGACAGGAATATTTGATAAGGCTACTGCTGAAAAATATTCATTATTAAAAGCTGAATCAGATGTCGAAGTTTATGCACACCGAAAAGCATTAGGCTTTTATAAAAAGGCAATGGATATTTATCACCTAAATAGAAGTAATGAAGGCTTGAAAAACAAGTTTTTGAATGTTTGGGATAGAGCATTAGACTTTGACAATATTCAACCTTTAGTTGATTTGTTCAGAAAATATGATGAAACAAATTATCCATTCAAACAAGTAACTTGGAACAAAGATACAGGGGAATTTGTTGAAACAACTATTGAATTATCTCATTCGCAGTTGATTACACTTTACGCTTGGTCTTTAAATCCAAATTTGAAAGAGCGTCTTATTACTCAGTTTGTAGGTGAAGATGTTCCAAAAGGGGCAGAAAAGTTAGATGAATTGATGTTTTCAAAATTATCTGAACAAGATAAATTGTTTGCTTGGGCAATGGTTGATACTTGCGACACAATGTATGAAGATACAAACGAGGTATTTATCAGGACTACAGGTTTGTCACTGCCAAAGGTGGATAATTATATTCCATCCAAAACAGAGCGTATCGGTTCTGATTTGGATATGATGCACGAAACAATGTTACGTTCTACAAATCCATCTTTTATCAAACAACGTAAAAATTGTAGTCGTATAAAAATGGACCCATTATCTCCGCTTGAAATTATTTTGCCACATATCAACAAAACTGCAAGATATGTTGTAATGTCAGAAAAGGTTAATTTCTATAACAGAATTTTCCAATCTCCTGATATTAAAGCAAAGATGGTTGAGATTTACGGTAAAAAATCCGGAGAAAAAATTCATAGAATATTATTGAATCAACTAGCAACATCTACCTATGATAACTACGCAAAGAGCATTACCGTTGGGAAAAACTTGATTGATAATGTTGCAAGTAATTATATTACTTCAAAAATCGGCGGCAACTTGAAGGTTATGTTTTCACAGTTGACGTCAATGGTGAACTATTGCGAAAATATGCCGTTTGGAACGTGGAGTAAAGGTTTTGCGGATGCATTAGCTCATCCTAAAAAGACGGTTGATTTCATGTTCAAAAATTGCGAATATTTGCAAGCACGACTTGCAGGAAATTCGCAAAACGAAATTATTTCAATGTTGACAAATGAATCAGATAAATTCAGAGCATTGAGAAACTTTTGTACATCTAATACAAAGTACGGTGATATTATTGCAATTATGTTTGGTGGAAAACCTTATGTTGATTATTTAATATCACAAGGAATGTCACAAGAGGAAGCATTCACAAAATTCACAGAAGATACCTTGCGTTCACAACAATCCGGACATAATTCTGCAACTTCCGCATGGCAAAAACAAGTTGCTCAACATGCAATAACAAGAATGATATTTGCCTTCAACAATACAAACTTTCAGTATGAAAGAAAGTTTGTTGATTCAATGGCTAATTTAGCCAAAGGCGATATTTCAAATGAAGAGTTTATGAAATCGTTTTTGATTTATAAAGTTTTCAATCCGATATTATTTACATCTTTCTTATCTGATTTGTCTCTGTTGATGTTGTTTCAAAATATGTTTGGTGGTGGAGATGATGACCCTTTAACTGCTTTTGGTTCAGATATAATCAGTTCTATTTTACTATCTAACTGGAAAGCTTACGGTATTTTAGGAACACTTGCAAATTCAATTGTTTCTTTGATTTCAGCAAAAATGACAGGCGGAATGTATTTTGAAGATAAATTACCTTTGATTTCTGATTTTGAAACATCAATAAATAAATTGATGAGAGGAAGTAAGCTTGAATTAGGTGACTATATCGAAATGATTGCAGGTGCAGGAGATTATGGAACCGGTATTGCTGCATCAAGATTATACAATGCAGCCGGTGGAGTTGGTGACATTATGCAGGGTAATATCGGTACAGGATTATTGAGAATAGGCGGTTACGGTAAATATAAAGCAAATATGGCAGCAACAGGTCAACCACCTGAACGTAAGAAAAAATAAAGGAGTATATTATGACGGTATCACAACAGACTCCAGTATCAAATTGCTGGGGAAATAATTCTGCTACAGAATTTTCGTTTGATTTTTACATAGCTAAAGAATCAGAGCTACTTGTAGAACATACTGACTTGAATGGCATTAAATCAACTTTGGAAAATGGTGTGGATTATTCTATTCACGAGGTAGGAAATAAAGATGGCAGTTATATCACTTTCCCTCTTTCCGGTTCAAAATACAAAACTCTTGCGTGGAATACAAGTACAGACCAAAAAGAATTATTGACAATATCTTTGACCTTACCGATTGAACAAAAGGCAGAGTATGAAGATAGTGGAGATTTGTCAAAGAAAAATCTTGAGTTAAGTTTTGATTATGTAATTAGGCTTATTCAAATTTTGAATAGAACTATTTCAAGGGCTGTAAAGGTTAATGAAGGTGATGAGGTTACACCTGACCAATTGATTGAAAGTTTGAACGAATCAAAACGTATTGCTGTGGATGCTGCAACTACTGCGACAACTCAAGCAGAAAATGCGCAAAACAGTGCAAATATTGCAAGTGAAAAAGCTAACATTGCAACTGCAAAAACTGCGGAAGTTACTGAAACTTATAACAACGCCATGGCAGATATTCAAAAAGATTGGCAAGATGCGGTTAATGAAATTGAAGAAAAACGCACAACCGCAGAAAGTTCGATAACTGAATTGAAAACATCTGCAGAACTTACTATCACAAATGGAATGGCAGATATTACTGCAAATAAAGAACAGTCAATGTCCGCGATTAATGAAAACAGAGAAACAAGTCTAGCAGAAATCGAGAGTGCGAAATCAGGTGCGGTATCATCTATAAACACAACAAAGGACAATGCGGTAAGTACAGTAAAGCAAACCGGAACAGATGAATATAACAAGATATTATCTACAGGTATTGATTCAAAGTTAGGTGAAAATCTAATTACTAACTGTTTGAAAGAAATTCCACAGAGGATTAAATATACCTTGGTTGATGGCGTGCTGACTATCTTAAAAGGTTCAGTATGTATTGTTCCATACGGAACGAAAGATAAAACTGCGGATTTACCAAAGGGTGCAACTTTTATAAATGAAAACTTCAAAGTCTATGATACACAGTACATCGAAGATTCAGAGGGAAAGGGTAAATTCTTTGTTTGGGCAGAATCGGTGAATGATATAAGCGATAGTTATATCATATCTGATACACTCACAAGGATAATGTTTATCGCAATAAAAACAAACTCATTACAAGGTGCAATAAATTCGGTTAGCTCCAATACACCATCTGCAAATATGTACACTATAGTGTATAATCTTTCTACAAACTTTGCTGGCTGTACACACGAAGATTCTACAATAGACTACAGTGAAGTACCTAGCTTACCAATTATGCTCGCAGTAGCCAATGGGAAAACACCTTATGGTTCAATTCCACAAGTCTTCAACGGCATGGGTGTCATAGGTTCTACAATATGGACAGACAAAGGGGTTAAAGGACTTGTTTCTATCGATAGAAATGAAGCTGATGGCACTTTGATTAACAAGGAAGTTGTTATAGATAAACTAAATATAATAACACTAGGCGACTATACCGCACCTGCTGCTACACTGGCATATTTATCTGAAAAACTATGGGATAATCAACTTGATTATGTGCCAAACGATATTATATACGAACAAAATACAAAGCCCTCAATAGCATCTAATTATAGATGGTATGACACTATAAATGCTAAATGGTATATTAACGATACAGGGGCAACTGTAAGCAAGTATAGCCCTTGGTTAAAACTTGCAGATATGAGTTATGTCAACGGTAAAATCACCTCATTTACACCAAAGTTACCATTTAGGGCTGTGGATGAAAATGATATTGATGGAAGGTGGGTGAGACAATCACTACATATTATCAATGGAGAGACGGTTTTTCCACTAGGTTCTAAACAATACCGAGATTATGACATATCAAATTATTTGCCAAATGATGGACATATTTATGAGTTAGCTGTTGAGATTTTAGCCTTTTCAGGTTCTTCAACAAATGCTACGTCGCATTGGTGGGTTTCTGATATTTTAAGCGTTTATCAGACTTGCTCGTGTGGTGGAAGAGCGTATTCAAACGCACGAGACCAGCAATATGCAAATGGAATAATACCAATGGCAAATAGGACTTTAAGATTGTATTGCTCAAGTTCTGGAACAGCTCCGACAATTTCAGTGTTGAGATTATGTGGTTATAGAAAGGTTAGATAGTTATGTATTATATATTTTTAGAAAACGAAAAATTAAACGGTGCAGGTCAGTGCCCTGTAATCAATGAAGAAGTGGAAAACATTGAAGTGTCAGAGGATGTTTACAATGCTTATTGTGAAACTCCTGAAAAGTTTGTTTATCAGAATGGTGAGATTGTCGAAAATCCAAACTATGAAGAGGAACAAAAACAAAAGGAACGTGAACGTCTTGACAATCTATCAATGACACGCGGTGATGTGTTTGAGGCATTAATCCTTGCTAAAGGGTTAGGAAAGGCACAAATACGTGCGATGATTGAGCAAGCAAGTCTTGACGATATGACTAAGGCTTTATACCTGAATCGTTTTGATGAAGCTTTGGAATTTTACCGAGGTTATCCGATTTTTAATATGTTAGGTCAAGCTTTAAATATCACAGGTGAAATGCTCGATAAATTTTTTGAAACTAAGAATTATAAGGAATTAATCGCAAAAGATGAATCAACATCTACAGATAGTTACTCGTCTTATCTAAATGATAGGGTTTAAATTTGCTAGGGGTATTTATACCCTTAGCCGTGCGAAGAAATGAAAGGATATGGAAAAATGAAAAAAGTATTATTAGCAGGCTTATTATTGAGCGTTTTTGTTGGTTTAGGTACAAATACTTATGCCGAAGATTTAACAGGGCTTAATGAAGTTCCTACACAAGTAATCGAAATTGAAAGTTCCGGTGCTGTTGCAATTTTGCAAAAACAACCTACAAATGAAAAGCAAACTCAAGTAATCAAGGTTAAAAAAGCAGGTGGGTTTCTGCTTATCCAAATTAACGGAAAGGTTAAAGATTTTGATACTAGCCTACAAAATAGAAAATAGGCAAGGGATAGTTTTTTATATAAATTGGAGATTTTGAAAAATGCAGGTAGTTTTTTATAAGAATTTTTTTAAGTACAAAACACGTGAAGAAATTCGATTATGGATAGATGTACATAGGCAAAGGCTTGTAGGTAGTGCGGTATTTACCAAAGGACAGAGTATTACAGCAAACATTGTAGCGTGGGCGGAAGGTTGGAGATGTCCTGATAAGACAGCATTCAGACCTGCTCACACAGGGTCTATTGTTGAAAAAGACGGAGAGGTGTTAATCTTTGATATGAAACCGCCACGTGCGAGTGTTCAAAGTCTTGAGAAATATCTTTGGCTTACGGATGAAGATTTTGTGATAGTTTTGAGAGATTTTGAACTTGATGAGAAGATGTTTTCTGCAAATCTATTAAGCGAAGTTGGCAGAGGTTATCCTTACATGTCCGCAATTCGCAGTGTGTTCAACAAGCGAGAAACAAAGTGGAACTGTCATTGCTCTGAAATGCACCTAAGAGAGCTGCAAAAGCAAGGATTGTTTACTGATATTAATGCAGAAATTACTCCTGATGAGTTGTTGCATGTGTTTTGCTCAAGTAGGGGGTGCTAATGAATTATAGTTTATGGATAGCAGGTGCAGCATTATCATTATCTATCATAGTTAATATTTTTCAGATAGCTTTTTCGCAAGGAGCTTTAAAGGCGAATCAAGAACATCAAGAAAAAACCGTGGAATTGTTGCGCGAAGAATTTAAGGAACATTTTAACAGGTTAGAAGAAAAGCAGGATAAACATAACAATCTTATTGAAAGAATGGTTGTGGTTGAGCAGTCTTGTAAATCTCTTCATCACAGGCTTGATATGTTCGAGGGGGTTCATCATGAATAGAATTGTAATACACTGGACAGCAGGCGGACATCAGCCAAATAGTGTTGACTATAAAGATTATCATTATATGGTTAATAAGGACGGATTGATATTTGAAGGTAAATACAAACCGGAAGATAATTTGAATTGTAATGATGGGAAATATGCACAGCATACAGGTGGTGGCAATACCGGCTCAATAGGTATTTCTATGTGTGGTATGGCAGGTTTCAAAAATCGTTACAACGTTGGAAATTATCCGCTTACAAAAAAACAAGTTGAATCTTGTTTTGAATACGTTGCTAAGCTTTGTAAGAAATATCGAATAAAGGTTACACCATATACCGTATTTACTCATTATGAATTTGGAAAGAGAAATCCGAATACAACAAGCAAAGGTAAGATTGATATTATTTACCTTCCACCATATCCGAACGTGCCTGCAAATCAAGTAGGAGATTTTATCAGACAAAAGGTAAAATGGTATATGAGTAAAGTTTAATTCTACTTCTTAATTTTCAGTTATTCTGTTTTTAGTCTATCGAATTTCGATAGGCTTTTTCTTTGCGAAAAATTTAATTAAAAGGAAATAAATAAGAATAAAAGTATATAAAAGCTTTAAGATTATGCAAACTATTTTTCTATTGAGTGGCACAAATTTGGCACAAAAATTAAAATTTGAATTTGTTACGAGCTAAAATATTTACCTATAAATCCACTATATAAAAGAAAAAGTTGCCAATACTATTGTTGGCAACATTAAATAAACACGAGGATATTAAGAGAGAGAGTATAAAAAACTTTGTTTAACTTATATCCTTTTCACATATATCATCAATCCATTTAGAATTGATATTTCTTTTCTTTGAAGTTCTTTTGAATTTTCCCTTACTCTTTTATAAACGTTTTTTATTTTTGAAAATTGCCTTTTTTGTTTTAATGTTGTTAATATTTCTTAAACCTGTGTATATAGTATATTTGAGGTATATTGTAAGTATATACTATCTATATAAAATGCAAATTTTTGCTTTACAATTAATTCAAGTGTGACATGTTAGAGACATATTTAAAATCATCTTTAGGTAAGTTTTATATCCAAAAGTTTTTAATAAATTTGGGGGTAGTAGTCTCTTTTTGTTGTGGTAGGTTTAGCATATCATTTAAAGTGTCTGTTATAAGTGCAATAATTGCTTTGTTTTAGCTTATTTTTGTAATGCCCTGAAGAAAATTTTGATAAAAAAGAACTCGATAGCAGAACTACCGAGTCTTTTTAATTTTTGTTCAGTTAGAA